AAGAATTTAATGCTAAGAAAAAAGAATTGCTAAATTTATAATACAGAAAGCACTTACTAAAAATTAGTGAGTGCTTTTATTGTATTAAAATAAGGAAGGAGAGTGAGAAAATGGCAACGATACAGACATCAATTCGCATATTTGATGGAATGACACCTGCCTTTCGACATATGACTAATGCTATGAATATAGTATTAAGTTCATTCGAGCAATTACAAAGAACATCTAGCAATGCTATAGATGCTAATAGTATTAGAACAGCTAGAGAAGAACTAGCACGTGCAGAGGCTGGATTTGATAGACTAGAACAGCAAATAAGAGAATCAGATAATCAACAACGAAGACTTAATGACGACATTGGAAAAGGAGCAAGTAGCACAGATAAGTTAGTGGCAAATGCTAAAAGACTTGTAGCAACTTATGTGGGGTTAAGAAGCATTGGTGGTTTAATTAATTTAAATGACCAAATGACAAGCACAAATGCGAGGCTTGGCATGATAAATGACGGTCAACAATCAGATAGTGGGCTTAATAAGATGATATTTCAAAGTGCTGAAAGGTCAAGAGCATCCTATCTAGACACAGCACAGATAGTAAGCCGTATAGGTATGAATGCAGGGAGTGCATTTTCTAGTACTAGAGAAATAGTAAGCTTTGCTGAACAATTGAATAAAAAATTTATAATAGCAGGAGCTAGTACACAAGAAATGAGTTCAGCATTATTGCAGTTAACGCAAGGGCTAGGGAGTGGTGTACTTAGAGGAGAAGAGTTAAACGCTGTATTTGAGTCAGCACCTAATATCATCAAAAGTATTGCGGATTATTTAGATGTGGACATAGGAAAGATTCGAGGAATGGCAAGCGAGGGAATGTTGACTGCTGATATTGTAAAAAATTCTCTGCTTGCAGCATCAGCAGAAACAAATGCTCAATTTGAAAAAATGCCACTTACAATAGGTCAAATCTTTACATCAATTAAGAATAACGCAATAATGATATTTGGTGTTATACAGAAAAAAATAGAACAATCTATGTCTAGTAAAGGGTTTCGAACCTTTATAGATAATTTTATAGACTCTTTGTATGTACTTGGAAATGTTGCTTATAACATTTTTAATGGAATTATAAGTATATTAGGGAGCCCAGCTTTTCAAAGTTTTTCAAACACAATGATTGTGGGGATAAGTTTAATTTCACAAGCACTAGGCTGGATAATAACACAAGCACTTAATGTTGCTAATGTGTTTGCACAGAATTGGTCAATTATTGCACCAATTATTTATGGAGTAGTTGCTGCTATTGGAGGATATTTAATAGTTGTAGGAGCTATGAAGGTTGCCACTCTAGCAGGGGTTGTAGCAAATTGGATGTCATGGACATCAGAAGTTATTAGGCAAAAAGGAATTTTAGGAACAGCTAGAGCTTTAGTAATAGGTAAAGCTGCACAATATGGACTAAATACTGCTATTTTAGCATGTCCAATTTTTTGGATAATAGCAGGTATTATAGCATTTGTAGTAGTAGTTTTTGTTGCAGTAGCAGCAGTAAACAAATTCGCAGGTACAAGTTTAACTGCCTTAGGAGTAATTGTGGGTGCTGTATTTGCAGCAGTGGCAGCAATACAAAATGTTATGATTTGGTTATTAAATGGCTGTATAGCTGTAAATGAAGGCATTACAAATGGTTGGAATCAATGTGTATATCTTATGAAACAAGCTATTGCAAAAGGTGTAATCTTTATAATTGAAAAAATGGCATCTCTAAATGATTCTGTAAATTCAGCAGGGAACGCACTTGGAAAGGCTTTTGTTACTGGAGCTAATATAGCAATCAGAGGAGTGAATAAGTTAATTGACCTAATAAATCAAATACCTGGCATAAATATTGGAAAAGTTGGAGAAGCAACATTTACACCAGTTAAAGCAGATAATAGCCACATCAAGCAACAAATCAACAGCTTAAACAGATGGGTAGGAGATGCACCAGAGAAAATAAAACTGGATAGAATGGGCTATAAAGATATTGGAGCAGCATTTGAGAAAGGAAATGCACTTGGAACTAAATGGCAAAATGCTATATCTAATAAATTAAAAGATACTTTTGACATTAACAAGATGCTAGAAGATGCAAAGAAAAAATTAGGATTAGACGATTTGTGGAATAAACAAAATCCTCTAAACAACCTTGGTGGATTCGGGAGTGGAGATTTAGGAAAAAATGTAAAAGACACAGCAGGAAACACTGCAAAAATGGCAAAGACTATGGATAAAAGTCAAGAAGATTTAAAATATCTTAGAGATATAGCAGAACAGGAAACAATAAACAGATTCACAGGAGTTAACATTAAAATTGATATGAACAACACTAATAATATAAGCAAAGATGCAGATGTGGATGGAATAGTAAATGTCTTAACTGAAAAGTTAAATGATGCCATGGTTGTATCAGCAGAAGGAATAGTTTAGAAAGGAGGGATATAAATGGCTTATGACTTTTATTTAGATGGAGTACAATTACCAATACCTCCGCCAAAGTTAGAGATTAAAGTTACAAATAAAAACAAGATAGTTGATTTGATAAATACTGGAGAAGTAAACATACTAAAAAAAGAAGGATTATCTGAAATAAGTTTTGAAGCAGAATTTACACATAATAAGTTGCCATTCTATCGTGGAGCTTTTAGGGATGTTCAATTCTTTTTAAGTAAACTGGAACTATTAAAAACTGATTGTAAGCCATTTCAATTTATTGTATCGAGGGAATTAGGTAATAAAGTACTATTTAACACTAATATAAAAGTATCTCTTGAAGAGTATGCTATTTCAGAAGATGCAGAAAATGGTTCAGATACAAAAGTTGCAATAAAGTTAAAGCAATATAGAGATTACTCAACTAAAAAGTTAGTTCTTGCCCCTCCTAAAAATGAGACTGGTAGACCTAATGTAAAGATAGAGCCAAAACGAGTTGATTCAGTCAATGCCACAAACACTAAAACATATACAGTAAAAGCAGGGGATTCTCTTTGGGCAATTTGTCAAAAGCAACTTGGTAATGGTTCGTTATATAAGAAAGTATATGAACTAAATAAATCAATGATGGATAAAGCTAACAAGGGCAAAAAAGTACCTAAGTATACCATTTACAAAGGGCAGGTGTTGAGGCTTGTCTGATGAATTAGTATTAGCGAATGATAGGGATGTAAGATTAGTAATAGCTCATTGGGAAGATTTCTATGAGCCTGTAGTTTTAGATGGTATCACATGGGAGATAGAAAGACGAGGTACACCAAGTAAATTAGAATTTACAATAGTAATGGATGATATACTACAATTTTGTGAAGGGAACTCTGTACGTTTATATTACAAGGGTGTAGGTATATTCTATGGATATATATTTCAGAAGAAAAGAGACAAAGAAAATCATATCAAGATAGTTGCCTATGACCAGTTGAGATATTTTAAAAATAAAGATACTTACGTATATAGTAATAAAACTGCAAGTGAACTTGTAAAAATGTTAGCTAAAGATTTTAATTTAAAATACAATGTCATAGAAGACACTAAGTATAAAATCTCTAGGATAGAGGAGAATAAAACTTTATTTGATATGATACTAACTGCACTTGATGATACTTTAAGAGAGAAAAAGGAAATGTATGTTTTATATGATGATTTTGGAAGAATAACTCTAAAAAATGTTGCATCAATGAAATTAGATACTGTTATGAATAATGATGTCATAGAGGACTTTGACTATAATTCATCAATAGATAGTGATACTTACACAAAGATTAAACTTGTGAGAGATAACGAGGAGTCAGGAAAAAGAGATGTGTATATTGCTCAAGATTCAGCACATATGAGGAGCTGGGGAATACTTCAAATGTTTGATACAGTTGATAAAAATATGAGTGAAGCAGAGATAAAACAAAAGTGTGATATACTTTTAAAACTATATAATAAGAAAACTAAGTCATTAAGTTTAAAAAATGTACTTGGAGATATTAGAGTGAGAGCAGGTTGTTTAGTACCTGTTTTTTTAAATCTAGGAGATATTGAATTGCAAAATTATATGTTAGTTGAGAAAGTAAAACATACATTTGAAAATAATTCACATTTCATGGATTTGACTCTTGTTGATGGAGATGAATTTGCTTCTTATTCTTCTTCAAGTTACAGTAGTGGAAACACTAATAATAAAGATGAAAAGAAAAATGGTCCTGCACAAAGTACTACAAGTAAAGAAGACAACGATATGATAAATAAATTAAATAAAGTATTTAAAAATAAGTTATCAAATACAGGAAGTATATTTGTTAAATATTCTAATGCTTACAAAGTCAATGCAGCTTTAATGGCTGCTATTTCTATACATGAAACTGGTAATGGAAGTTCCCCACTTTGTAAAAATAAAAATAATTTCTTTGGAATGAAAGGAATGTCTTTTGGCTCTGTAGATGAAGGGATAAAAAAAGGTATTAGCAATTTATCAAGAAACTATATTCATATTGGAAGAAAAACATTAGAGCGTATTAGAGACAAATATGCACCTCTTTATGATAGCCCTCTTAATAAAGATTGGGTACCAGGTGTAGGAAAGTTTTATAAACAAATAACAGGAAGTACCTATAGTTCTAATAATGCAGATACAGGAGTTGGAAGTAATGAAGAAGCAGAAAAGAATTTAAAAGATACAACTTATCAAGTTCAAAATAATAACAATGCTAATACATCAACAAATAATAGTTCTAAAGCAGATAAACTAATTAGTGTAGCAAAAAGTAAATTAGGTTGTAAATATGCTCGAGGAGCAGACGGTCCTAATACTTTTGATTGTTCTGGATTCACTCAATGGTGTTATAAACAAATAGGTATAAAAATTCCTAGGACTGTTGCAACGCAAAGTAAGGCAGGCAGTGCAGTAGATTTAAAAGATAGAAGCAAGTGGAAAGCAGGAGACTTATTATGTAGAGTTGGTGGAGGTAGTAGTAATCACGTAATGATGTATATTGGAAATGGTCAAATGATTCATTCACCACAGACTGGTGATGTAGTAAAAATACAATCAGTTGATTCATATAGAAAAGGAAAAGCATATACACATGTGAGAAGATTTATATAAGTGAGGTGATAAAGTGTCACAAGAATTATTGCAAATAATTAAGAAGACTGCAATAGATGCAGTAGAAACAAGCAACCCAATGCAGATTGCATTTGGAACTATAGAAAGTCTTAATCCATTAGTAGTTAAGATAGAACAAAAACTATCTATTGGTGAAATTTTTCTAATACAAACAGATACATTTAAAAGATATACAGATAAAAAGATAGGAGATAAATTAGTCTTAATTAGGATGCAAGGAGGACAGCAATATTTGATTTTAGATAGGATGTGATAGAGTGTTACCAAGCGATAATTTAGATTATGACATTGAAGATGTATCAATAATTAATTTTGATGTAAGGCAAGAACCAAGTAAGACCTTTAAATTAAATATAGAAAAATCTAAGATAGATGGTATTTGTGATGATGTTGAAGCATTAAAACAGACCATCTTTTTAATTTTAAACACTGAAAGGTATGAGCACCTTATTTATTCTAGAAATTATGGTGTTGAATTAAATGATTTAATTGGAGAGCCTATATCCTTTGTAATCCCCGAACTTGAAAGACGAATCAAAGAAGCACTAATTCAAGATGATAGGATTGAAAATGTAGATAATTTTGAATTTCAAAATGTAAAGGGTAAAGTACATTGTAAGTTCACAGTTTACAGTAAATATGGAAATATAAAAGCAGAGAAGGTGGTGAGTGTATAATTGTTTGAGTTAATGACATTTGAAAATATAATTAAAAGAATGTTAGATAGTGTACCAGATACTTTTGATAAAAGGGAAGGTTCTATAATATATAATGCTCTTGCTCCTGTTGCTATAGAACTTACAGAAACATACATTGCCATGGATGAATTACTAGACCAAACTTTTGTAGATACTGCTAGTTATTACTATTTAGAGAAGAGATGTAAAGAAAGAGGAATCACACCACTTGAAGCAACTAATACAATTGCTAAAGGAGTATTTAATATAGATATTCCACTTGATTCTAGGTTTAATCTAGGAGAGTACAATTATACAGCAACTGAAAGGGTTAGTGAAGGAATATATAAGATGAAATGTGAGACTGCTGGACCTATTTTTGAGTTGGGGCAACTAATTCCTATCGAATATATAGACAAATTAGAAACAGCAGAACTGACAGAAATACTGATAAATGGAGAAGATGAAGAGAGTGAGGACAGTCTAAGACAAAGATATTATGATAGCCTAAATTCACAGAGCTTTGGTGGGAATATACAAAACTATAAAGATGAAGTTAACAAAATACAAGATGTTGGGGGTGTTAAAGTTTATCCTGTTTGGAACGGTGGAGGTACTGTTAAGTTAGTAATAATTAATTCTAACTTCAAAGTTCCATCTAGTGATTTAGTTAATTTAGTTCAAGAAGAAATTGACCCTCTACAAAACCAAGGAGAAGGTCTTGGATTAGCACCAATAGGTCATAGAGTCACAGTTGAAGGAGTTACAAGTACAACTATAAATATATCAGCAGAAATAACATATAAGAGTGGATATACATGGGAGAATATAAAAACAATTGCAGAAGAAGCAGTTGATGACTATTTAAATGAGTTAAATATGAGTTGGGAAGATGAAGAAAACTTAATAGTCCGTATATCTCAGATAGAAACTCGTTTGTTAAGTATAGATGGAGTGTTAGATATTACAAACACAATGATAAATGAGGTTAAATCTAATCTAACAATAGATAGTAACAGCATAGTAGTGAGAGGTGAGGTAGTTGGATAAAGAGATTAATCTAATAAATTACTTGCCACAAATTCTACAAGATAAAGAAGAATATATAAAAGTATTTAATGTAGAAAACAAAGAAATAAAAACACTACATGATAAATTAAAGGACCTATCAAATGACCAGTTTTTAGAGGACCTAACTATAAGTGGTATAAAAAGATGGGAAAAGATAATGTCGATAACTCCTAAAAGTAATGAGAGTTTAGAAGATAGAAGGTTTAGGATTTTTAGTAAATATATAAGTAAATTACCTTATTCAGAGAGATTTTTAAGGAACTGGCTAGATAGTATAGTTGGAGAAGGCAATTATGAATTAACTATTAATAATGCTACTTATAATATACATCTTGAAAGTGATGCTAGAAATCAAGATTGGTTTGAGGAAGTTCATTCTTTTGTAAGTAATATTAAGCCATGCAACATGACACTAGATTACACTAGAGTGCTTATAAGCAAAGATAATTATATGAATTTTGGTATAACAACCTTAATGGGTCAAGAAATAACTATATACCCTTGGAGTCCACCAGATATAGAAACTTATGGAGAAATTGATGTATTAACTGGCAATGGAGTTGGATGCCAAGAGATAACAATATTTTAGGAGGTGATATATTGGCTATAGATAAAAGTTATTACACTATAATTACAGATGTAGGAAAAGCAAAGATAGCAAATGCAAGTGTCACAGGTAATAAAGTGGGATTTGTAAAAATTCAACTTGGTGATGGAGGAGGAAATGAGTATAATCCTACAGAGGAACAAACAGCATTAAAAAATGTAGTTTGGGAAGGTAAAGTAGGGAATGTCAAGACTGATGAAAGCATGACAAATTGCTTAATTTTAGAAAGTTTAATACCTGCTAGTGCTGGTGGGTTTGTAGTTAGAGAGATAGGTTATTTAGATACCGAAGGTAATTTACTAGCTATATCAAAGTATAGGTCAGCATATAAACCTAAAGTGGAAGATGGAGCAGTAATTGACATGAAGGTAAAAACTATCTTTGTTGTATCTAATGTAAATAACATAGAACTCAAGATAGACCCAACTATAATTTTTGCCACATTAAAAGATTTACAAGATTTAGACTCTAAAATTGATACAACTAAAAC